CGTATACTCTTGATACAATTTCACAGCATGGAGTTATGACACCTGATTTATTGCTCAGAAGATTGACCCCGCTTGAGTGTGAAAGGTTGATGGGGTTTCCAGATGAGCACACGAAATATTATCAGGATGGGAAAGTTGTGGCGGATACCAACAGGTATAAGATGTGTGGTAATGCTGTGGCAAGTCCAGTTGCCGAATGGATTGGGAGGAAAATCTATGAAATTTAAGTTTTTTTGTGACAGATTAGTTGGCTGGATGGCATTTGGCATCACAATTAACTGGGATGATGGTGTATACTTTGGGGTGTACATTGCGAAATGGCTCGTTGGGTTACAATCATATACAGAAAAGAAAGCGGTTGTGATGGCAGAAGATCTTATTAAATACAATTACGGTAGAAAGGGATCCGATGCCGGACATTCTAATCAATAAAGAAATTCTTGCTTCCCATATGGGAGATAAGGCTGATGAGTTTATTGAATGCCTTCGTATAGTTGAAGATATTATTCAGAATCCAGATCATTATGTTGGATTACAGGCTGTTAAATATGCCAATATTCTTGCCGCTTATAGAACAATGATGATTGTTAAATCCCAGATGTTTAAGAGAAAATCAACAATGATGTCTGAGCAAGACAAATTTGTAAACGACATCTGGAAAACTATGTATGAAGCTCTATCCGAAAATATTAACGCGCTAAAACTGGCCGCTAAAGGAGGCTACAACCAATGAAATCATTAAAGAAATTAAAGGAAAAGAAAGAGCCATTGGCAAAAGATGTCAAGGTTGAAATAAGAAAAACTATTACTGAAGGCATTGATGAGTTTCTTGCTAAGAGAAATGCACCAGTTTACAAGCAGGTGAGTGGTTTTCATCCAAGCTACACAAATCAATGTGCAAGATATTGGTATTATTTGTTTAATGGCGTTGAAGTAATATCGTCATTTAATCCCCAAACATATAGAATTTTTGATAATGGGCATGCGGTTCATGATAGGCTATATAGCTATTTTAGAGACATGGGAATCTTAGTTGAGGAAGAAATTCCAGTAACTCATGATTCTCCCCCAATTGAAGGCACAGCAGATGGTATCATTGATTGGTATGGACATAAGCTTATTGAATTAAAATCAATTAGTTCAGAAGGCTTCCACTACAGACAGCTTTACAATAAACCAAAGGATGAGCATTACAGGCAAGCACAGATTTATATGCGCTGCTTAAATCTTGACTCCGGTTATGTTATTTACGAAAATAAAAACAATCAAGAGATACTACCAATTTACATTGAAAAAGACGATAAATTCATTAACAAACTATTTGAAAAATATACAAAAATTTATAATAATTATCTGAATAAACAGATACCCGAGCGCCCTTACAAGAGAACTTCGCAACATTGCAGTTCTTGTGATTTGGCAGCTTTATGTTGGTCGGAGAATGTACAAGAAGGAAAAGAAGAAATGTTCTAACCCTGAATGCAATAAGGTATTTATAGCTAAAGTCTATAATGCTATATATTGCTCTCCAGAGTGTAGGCGAATTGTCACTAATAAAAATCTTCTTGCCAATTATTATGAGAAGAAGAACAACAAGAATAAGAAAAGAATCTGTAAAACAGATGGATGCACGACAATCTTATCAAAATATAACAAGGAAAAAATTTGTGAAAATTGTAAACGAGAAAGATTTGTCAAGCGTCTTATGTCTTGGGGCTGGTCCGAGCAGCAAGCCAGAGGGGATCAGATGTGAGTATCTCCAAACTAGTTTCTTCGGTAAAAAATACAAGGGTGATTGCAATAGACCCCGCATCGCATTCACTTGCTTGGGTTATTTATGATATTGAATCATCGCAGATTAAAATTTTTGCCTGCGGTAAAATAAATTATAAAGAATACAAAGGGGCATCAGCAAAATTTTCTGTTATTGATATTGAACTTAAAAAAGTATACAAGGAATATAAACCAAAATTAGCAATAATCGAGCAATCAATATATATACAAAATTTTGAAACAAGCAGAATAATTTCATATATTATTGGATATTCTTGGGGTGTTCTAAATAATTACGGATGTAGCGTAACTGATGTTAATCCACTTGTTTGGAAATCCGGGATCGGCTATAAGAATTTAAATAAAAAAGAACAACAGATTATAGCCGACAATGGAGAAAAAGGATCTCTCACTGTAAAGTTAAAGAAGGAAAGGAAGCGAAGAGTGCAAGAGATTGTTAAAAAATACTTTAACAATTTACCAGAATATTTAGATGATGATGATATTATAGATGCAGCAGGTATCGGTTTGTGGTATTGTAATCAAATTGTAGAGGGTTCAAATGCCAAATGAGATATACAAAGACAAGGCTTTTTTATACGACATGTATGTTAAGCGCAGAATGAATCTCACTGATATTTGCAAGCATCTAGAGCAGTCCTATAATGTCAAAGTCACGCCGCAGGCAGTTTATAACTGGGTAAAGAAGTACGATCTTCTTAAGTTTAGAGGAAAAGGTAGAAAGCTTGCTAATACTAGCATGCGCAGACCAAAATCCCCGGCTCAAGAGGAAGCTAATAGGCGTAAAAGGGAATTGCAACAAAGAACTAAACAGAAAAGGAAGGATATTAGAGGAAGATGAGAAGAAGTGTAAGCGTAAAAGACATATCAAGCTTTGCAAAACTTGATATGATTTACAATCAAATTAGAGTTATTGAGTCAAAACAAAATGCAACACAATATAAGTGTTTAGGGTCTGGCAACTGCTGCCGGATCGGGCTAAACATTCACATGGCTGAGTGCGCAAATATTGCATTTAATATTAGACAGCAATATTATTTGTATCTTGAAGATAAAGGTCTTGAATACGCAGACAAATGGATTGACGAAGTTGTTAGCGATCTTAAAGGTGCAATGTTTGATGAGGATTGGCAAATTGGCGGGGAAACAAAACGCCATTGTGCTTTTTACAAAGGCGGCTGTAGCATCTATCGCTACAGGCCGATGGTTTGTAGAACATTTGGCACTGTAACTTATGTTGATGACACATGCCCAAGGATTAGAAATCCAATGGGTAATATTGATTATTTTAGTGGCGATGGAATTCGTAGAGTTATTATGTCATTTCAGGATTTTCTAAAGGAGTATGTTTCTGATAAAGAAGATGGTTATGATATGGTAGTTTATATGCCTCTAGGCGTACTGAGTTTCCTTCTCACAACAGAAGAGCTTATTGATCTTGAAAGCAAAACAGATAAGAAATTCTGGAAGGCTGTTCAGGGATGGTTTAATTATAGGGTTGGGTATACAAAACTTCACGGCTATGACTATGATAAACTAGATACTGAAGCAAAAGCTGTGGGAGTACAGTTAAGATTCCCTAAGGAAGAGTAATTAGTGTCAGATATTGAGCCATATACAAGAGCAGAGATTGAGCCAGAATCTAGAACTATTCTAGATGACTTAGCCGATATTGAACAGGCCGGACTTCTTCATGTAAAGGGTTATTCTATTCACGAAATTAGCTCTTTGATGTCAGTTAGTGCGGATAAGGCAAAAGGCATGATTGCTGAATATAGAAAAATTCTTAATCGACAAGCTGAATCGGATCCCTATTTTCTAGAAAAAATTCAATTTAATACAATTAAAGCCTTGCAAGAATTTGATCAACTAAGCAAAGAAGCTTGGGAGACAATAAATATTGCTACTGACCATGGGATGGTTCCGGCAAGAATCCAAGCCATTAAATTAGCCGCAGAGGTTGCCACTAAGAAAGCTCAGCTTCACAAGCTGATGGGTGGAAATCAAACAGACGGCCAATATATTGCAAGAATGCAAAAAGCTGAAAATGTTAATCAGATTTTGTCAAAAATTCTGAGAGATGTTATTTCAAAACATTCTGATATTGCGGAAGAAGTTCGCAAAGAATTAGAAATTGCATTTGAAATTATGAATGATGGCATGGAATAAAGAGACGGAAAAATTATTACATAAAGTTTTATGGAAAGAGACGGAAAAATCTGCACATAAAGGTGTAAACTCAATTGCTTACAAAGTGATCCTGTCCTAATCTCACAACGGTGTAATAATGGGTGTGTGTAAGATTACCCATTCGTAATCTTGCTGCCGCGTAAGATTTCATAATGGATAGTGTATACTATTAAGGGTGGCAAATGTCTGACTTTATTGGATTAAATTTAGAATTTAATGACTTTGATCGACTGCTTAGGCAAGACGATTTGGTTGAAACTCCTGTTCCGATTCAGGTGTTTGTCCAGGATAAGAAATACTTAGGCTTACCACCATTATCACCAATACAAGAAGAAATAGTTAAACATAGTACGCAAATACTTAAAGAACGTACTTTGATATCTATACACGGCGAGGAAGCAGGTCGTGAATACTATAGGAAATATACTGACAATGAAGTGATTTGCATGTTAGGCAAAGGATCTGGGAAAGACCATTGTTCAAGAATTTCAATCGCTTATACAGCGTACCTACTCCATTGTTTGAGGGATCCGCTAAATTATTTCGGCAAAGCTCATGGTGTGTATATTGACTTGCTTAATCTTGCTGTTAACGCACAACAAGCTCAAAGAGTTTTCTTTGAGCCATTAAAAAACTTGTTGTTAAGCTCTCCGTACTTTAATGAAGTTGGATTTGAGCCAAGAGTTTCAGAAATCTTTTTCTTTTCAAGACCGGTAAGATGCTTCTCAGGTCACTCTGAAAGTGAAGGTTGGGAAGGCTATGAAGTTTTGACTGTGGTTTTGGATGAAATTGCAGCTTTTAAAACTGATGCGGAATTAAAAGGTGAAACAAGATCAAAAGGTTCTGCTTCTGCAATTTATAACATGAGTAAGCTATCTGTTATGTCGCGTTTCCCAGAAGTCGGTAAAGTTATTCTTCTCTCATTTCCCCGGTATAAGGGAGACTTTATTGAGCAAAGATTTTACGGGGCTAAAGAAAAGAAAGAGCCTAAAACATGGTTCATCAAAGCTGCTACTTGGGAAGTAAATCCAACAATTAAAAGAGAGCAATTGGAATCTGAATATATTAGAAATCCTGTTGAAGCAGCCGCTCGATTTGAATGTAATCCTCCAAATATGGAAGACGCTTACTTTAGAGATCCTGAATTAGTTAGGAAAGCTTTTATGTATGGGGAAGACCCCATTAATGAAGATGGCACATTTAAGAAATGGTTTAATAGTACAGATCAGCATGTTCGTTTTATTCATGTTGACTTGGCGCTTAAAAGAGACAGAGCAGCTTTAAGTTTAGTGCATTCTCCTGGATTAAGAGAAGTAAAAACATTAAATGGTGTTGAAAAGCTTCCGGTAATAAATGTTGATTTGGTTTATTCTTGGGAGGCCGGTATTAATGAAGAAATTAATTTCTCAAGCATCAGGCAAATGATTATTGATCTTTGTCGTAAATTTGATGTAGCTAAAGTTACATTTGACAGATGGCAATCTATCGAGATGATTCAAAGCTTAAGATCATTAACAATTAATGCTGATTTTCATAGCGTAAAGAAAACAGATTATGATACATTGACATCTGCTATTTATGATGGTCGTTTGCGTGGATATTGGAATGAATTATTGGTTGAAGAAGAGCTTTTGAAATTGCGTTTGTTTTCAAATAATAAGATTGATCACCCAACAAAAGGGTCAAAAGACTTAGCAGATGCTATTGCCGGGGCTGTATTTAATTGTGTAGAAAATATTTCAGTAAGTAGTGAGATTGAAATTGAATTATTACAGCCAGATAAATGGCATGAGATTAATGAAGAAATGCCCGATTTTGGTACTGTATCTGTGTATAATGGTGGAAGCGGAAGATTTGAACAAGGCTTTTCGCAGCAAAAATCGGAGGCAAATAAATGGCTGGAAACACTATGAGCGAGATCTTTGTTACTCACGAAGAAATTGCTTCATCATTATCGACAGAATTACAGCGAGCAATTGTTCAGGTCCTTACATTACGAATTGAGAACGCCAAGTTGAAAGAAAAGCTGAACGATCTGGCAAAGAAATCTGCTGCCGATCAGAATAATTTTTAAGTTTCTAACAGAAAAAAACGGTTTCTCACACATAGCCTATTCGCCTGTGCTAGTGTTCTTCTTGCTGGCGATTACATAACGAATCTTCAGCCCAAAGTAAAAATAACAACAAAGAATACGGAGAAAAAACATGACACTCAAAATGAACAAAGTTGATAGTTTCCCAGAAATCACTAGGGCTGGCAGACAGTCTGAAGATTTGCAGGCGATTATTAATGCACTACACGAATCGGTTAACACCGGACAAAAGTTTAGCCTTTTTGTTGAGCCTGGTAATCCTTATAACTCAATGCAACAGCGTATTCGTGCGCAGGCAAAGAAGTTTGGATACAAGATTATCATTCGTTATGACTCGGCTAAGAAGGAACTTTTCTTCAAGGCTAATCGTGGTGGTAATGCTACGGTTCAGGCTAACGAAGTTGCTTCGGTCAAGAATAAGAATGCGACTACCGTAAAGTCCAAGTAATAAATCAATAAAAAAATAAAAAGTTTTTTTGGGTGGGGCAAAAGCCCCACCTTTTTTTTGCTATACTGTTAATATGTTAACTACTGAAAAACAAAATATTGAAATATCGCCGGAGCAAATTGCTAAGTGGGCTCCAATGATTGCGCTTCCTTGTTATGATCGACAATTGACTGAACCATTCACTTTGTCTCTTGTTCAAGCTTGTATGTATTTTAAGCAGGTCGGATTGCGTTTTGGAATCGGTACGATTAGTGATTCTTTAATTTCCAGGGCTAGAAATAGCATTGTTGCTAAGTTTATGGCCGCTGAGCAGTTTACGCATTTGTTGTTTATTGATGTTGATTTAAAGTTCAACCATAATGATGTATTAAAGATGCTCTGGCACGATAAGGATATTATTACAGGTTCTTATCCGATCAAAGATATTAATTGGCAAAAGGTTCAGAAGCTTGTTCAGGAAGGTGTTGAGCCAAATAAATTGGCGGCAAAAGCTACACGATTTGTTGTCAATCCGGTAACTGTTGGGCAGAATAAAATTGAAACAGATAATGGTGCTATTGCTGTTCATGACGCGGGTACAGGTTTCATGTTAATCAAAAGAGAAGTCTTTACAAAGATGTTTGAAGCTTACCCAGAATTGCAATTTAAAGACGATACAGGAAGTTTAAAAGGCGATGAGTTGAAATATACCTATGCTCTCTTTAATTCTTATGTAGACGAAAATAAACGCTTCCTGAGTGAAGATTACGGCTTTTGTCGATATTGGCAAAAGCTAGGTGGAAAGATTTGGGTTGATCCGGCCATTGAGCTTAGCCATTTAGGTCGATTTACATATGAAGGTAATATGATAGATTACCTATTAGAAATTTCCAAAAAGAATTCCTAAATTGGGATTTCCATAAAGCCCCTGGGGTGCTTAAAAAAATGTATTAAAATTTTGATAAAACTTAGGATAAACGCCAGCGGTAATATTACATGGTCGTAATATTACGTGGGGGCGTGTCAGCTTTTAGCTAATTCATTATATCGACTGGATCGACAAGCCGATCATTAAATATAAGCTCATCCTGGAGCTTATGCCGGGATCTTAATTAATAGATAAATTGAGCATCTGTCTGACCTTATCCACGATCCAAAAGAAATCTCAGAAATCTTTATTTTGAGGTTTTTTTCGACATGATTCCCTGATAGTCTGGTGATACAAATGACGACCTATTATCTCGGCAATAGATTACCTATTGTGTGTGGTATTAGGTCGTCGTTTGTATTGTGTAAAAAATCAGATACGAGAAAGGGATAGGTTATGGATTTATCTATTTTTGATGGTCTTATTGGGTTATCTATCAAAGATAACAAAACCGACTATGGCAAAGTAATGAAATTTGTCACGGTTAGCAAAGACGATAAGACAGTAGTTTATGCTATTCTTACGTCTATTACTGAGAGTGGTAAAAACAAAGCCATTACGCTCAGGTTTTTGTCTGAGTTATTGGCTTCGCAAAAAATGTTCCTTCGTCGCAAAGATGACGGTAAGTTTTTTATTGTTGCTTACCCAGAAGGTCACAAATACGCTAAGCGTGTATTTTCAGGTAAAAGATCGCATAGGTATTCAATTTGTGGTATTGGTAGTATCAACAATACGGCAATTATCAAAGATGAACGTATTGACATTACTAAGACTGTTTCATCTAATGAAAGTACCAAAATCAGTATCAAAAACATCCAAGAGAGGACAAACTAATGAATAACGACACAAATGAAGTAATTGAATTTGCTGTAAAAGTATTTCGTTTTGATCATACATATTATTATTCAGATGATTTTGGTGTATGGAGAAATGGAGAATCAATAAAGAAAAGCCTTTGTGAAGAAGCTAAATCTATGAATTTGTCAGTTGGTGACAAAATGCTTATGATTGAAGTTTTCAAAACGCTTTGGAATGACAATAGACATCGTGAAGATAATGATAAATGGCAATTGATTGATGCTAATCATACTCAATGGCCTTACAAAGCAAGTATGTATGAGATTATTGGAATTACTGAAAGAGATTATTTGTTTATTCCGGCCGATAATAAATAGTTACGAGAAAGGTAACAACAATGGAAAACAATGAAATGCGAGACAATGTTCTACAAAATGATGTTTCATCAGCAGATGATTTGGATATGGTCATTGTTGATGAAAGCGAACTAGAATTTCCACGTCAAAAGAAAAAGAAAATCAAACCGTATTTTGATGGTGGTACATTTTTGACTAACTATCCACATCACCGTGATGGTTGGACAAAAGTTGATTGGGATTTTTATGCTTCGCTTGTGCGTATCAAAGTGCGTCGAGCAAACAAAAAAGGTTTAGTCCCGGTATTAGATGATATCAAAGAATTTCGTATGCTTCCAACAAAAGAAGCAAATGTTCTTTGCCAATGGCTATTTGACAATGATTTTGTTTTCGTTGTTTATGAAGGTGACGAAATTAGAAAGAAGGAAAATGGACAATCTAATTAAGAATCAGCTATTGAATGAGTTAGAAAATCTAACTCGTCAAATGGATGTGCCTATTCATCGGCAAAAAGATCCAGGTTGGTTATTGAGAAATGCTGGGATAAATAATCCTGGTCACAAAAACCTTGAGAAAATCATCAAGATTTGTAAATTACTTCGGAAGGAAGATAATGATGTTTAAAAAAGGTGATTTAGTTAGATGGTATCCAGATTATGATAATGATGTCGATTATAAGTTAGCATACTTTGATAGTTATGCTAAAGAAGATCCAACAAGTTGTTATATTTATCAAGTAAATAATACGCTAGTTGGCTTCTATACAGATATTAAAAGAATAAAAGCTGAAGATGATATTGATGAAGAGTATCAACATTCATTAGAATCTGAAATTAATTCAGAGTTTGATTGGATGACAGGTGAAAAACTTTAATAAACTAAGGAGCAAAAATGGCTATTTGTGTTTATTGTGAACAAGAATATCTTGATGAAAGAAAAGAAGCCGGTTATGACTATTGTATGGCTGATGCTTGTTATAAACAAGGGATTGATAAATCTGAAAGGGAATTTCGTAAGATTTACACCCCGGCATTACTACACAAATCAAACTACTTCTGGATTAAGAAAACAGAGTTGGTTTCACTAAATACTAGAAGTGACCTATTAGTAGAAAGAGAAGATCAGTAATGAGTAGACCATCACTTACGCCTTGCCTTATTTGTGAAAAGGCAGTTATTTATCTATGGCCGGAATTAGAAAAACCAACGAATTTGAATTCGGCTTGCGATGTGTATATTCAAGGTGATTATGGAAGTAACTTTGATATGAACAAATATGAAGCAATTATCTGTGATGAATGCATGGATAAGGTAATTCAATCAAAAAGAGTTCGCTTTGTCGGTGAATTACAATGGAAATCAGAATAACAACATCAACAACAGAAAGGCAAAACAATGGGTAATCACAGAAGAAATTGGCAATACGCAACAACAAAAGAAGTATTGGGTATTCACGAAGTAATTGATCCTTACGATTGGGAATTAGATCTTGATATGAATCAAGATTTTCAAAAGTGGCAAGAGGAGTTAAACAAAAAATGAAAACTGAACTATTAACAGATTTTGATGTATTTAACTATGTCAAAAATCATCTTTTAGCACAAAATACAAAATCACAAATAGCAGAAGAAAATACTGATGTTAATGAAATTTCAAATATATTCTGCGCTTATAGAAGCCCTGATGGATTATCTTGTGCTATTGGTTGTCTTATTGAAGATAAACACTATTCATTTCGTTTAGAAAAAACCAGTGTTAGTGATTTAGCAGTTTCAGCAGCAGTTATAAAATCAATTCCTAATTGGGAATTTAATGAGCAATTATTGACGGATCTTCAATATGTCCATGATATTGTTAATGTTGAAAAATGGGAAGCCCATTTAACAATACTTAGCAGTAATTTTAATTCAGAAGGTTCATATCTTAGAAAAGGAGAAGATGAATAATGAAAGATCATTTTGAAATTGGACCTTCACCTTATGGTGAAAATTGTGCTCAGGTTGGTGATGAAGGTTTTCGCCAAAGAGCAACTCAAGAAATGGATGCCTACATTAATCAACTTAACCGTATGTTTGGTGAATTGATTAAAAATAATCGATCCATTTATTTTAGCAAGAAATGGTTTCCTCACGATTTTGGAACTTATGGAGAAGTTGTAATCAATTTTGATGATGAAACAGATTATGATGTGATTTATGAAATTGAAAAAAATCTCCCGGAATATTGGGATGATGAAGCAAAAAAGCAACTAGATCTATTGCCAAAAGGCATAGAATAACAAAGGAAGAAACATGACAAAGAAAGAAATTAATGAAGATACTTTTAAGGATATTTCCTTGAAAGTGTTCAATGATAGCGTACCACTACGTGGTGACAAAAAGAAGGCACAACTTCTTGGAGTCAAAATTGATGAAAATGGCAAAGTCATTTGTGATGTTATTGAAGAGCATGGAGATATCTATGATCTTTTCTCAAATGTTCAAGCCGACGAATCAATCATGTCAAAGCTTAGTGAATATGATATGATTACCGCTTTGACTGGTGGTTGGGCTGCGCCTGTTAATAATGATGAAGGTGACGCAATTGCCCCATCTGAACACCCAGAAAGAAAGCGTGTTTTGGTTTCTATTATGGGTTATACAGTAAATCAGGTATCAAGCGTCATATCGTTTGATGGTGAAGATGAAGAGCAAGTATATGATTACAACAAGGGTCAAGGAGCACTTCGTGAAGCATTTGACGAATTGCTTACTGGATTGAATTGGGTATAATTAATGTTTTCATATTCTGAAAACCTTCTACAATGCGCAGAAGATGGATTGAAAAAACCATCTGATTTTGGGTATTGGGGGCCTAAGGATATGTTTGAGACTTGGGGTTTTTGTGGTATTGATAAAAGCCAAGCTTCTAATATTTTAGAAGAAAGTAACTTTGAAACAATATCACAAAAACTCATGTCTGAATTCCCTAACGATTTCAGAATTGAAACATATCGACATTGGGCTGTTGGTCAAGTAACAAGATTAATTTGCCGTATCCTTCACCGTAAAGGTGAAATTGAAGATAAAAATATAACTGAAGCTTTCAAAAAGGCTATGGAATGGCAAGACCAATTGACAAACTATCCTGTTGCTGATGATAGCGATTATTCCGATAGATTATATCAACAAAATATTGATGATATTCCTCAATTACGAGTAGCAAAATTTGCTGATCAAACTGTCAATAATTGGGCTGAGAATATTGTCAATGAACTTCACAATATTGGTGAATATTGGGATGAAGATAATCATCCATCAGACGATATGGTTATGCAAGCAATTTATAATTTGCAAATATGGAATAAGGAATACCCAACAGAATGGTTTGAATTTGCCGATAAGTACGGCTTAGAAAGACCACCATTTGATTTGGAATCAATTTCAAGATGGAATAAAAATCAACTATCACTATTTGGAGGTGAAAATGACCAGGGTTAGAATTAACAAAAATGTAGATGATCCAATTATTGAAAAGGTTAAATTTGATTATAGTGATCAAAAAGAAACCGGCAGTTTGGAAATACATTTTAAATCAGGAATCATTTGTAAGTACAAAGATGTTTCTAAAAAGAGCGTAGATGCTCTTCTTGAAAAAGATGTATTTGTTGCTCATCAATATAATAAATATATTCATTCATGCTATGTATTAGATAGTCGTGTTAAGACAGATAAATACTTTAAAATAATTCAAGTTGAAAGGAAAAAGCAGTATCTGGCAAAAAATAACGCAGCAAGAAAAGCAAGGAAGCAAAAGGCAAGAGAAGCAAAGCAAAAGGAGCTAGCAAATGCCTAATCATTGTTCAAATCAATTTACTGTGCGTGGCAATAAAGAAGATGTAATTGGCTTTATTGTGTCATGCGTAAGTCCAAAAAATGGTCAAGAGCCATTGAGTGAAAATCAAATTAAGCAGGCAATTATTCAAGGTGGATATAATGATGATTCAAATTATGTCTTTGAAAACTTTTGCTTGTTTACAAAACTAAAGCCAATGCCAGAAGAGTTGAAAAATACAACTTCACCTAGAGAAAAAGATGAAGAGTTAATTAATAAATACGGCTCTGATAATTGGTATGATTGGGCCAATAATAATTGGGGAACTAAATGGGGTTGCTATAATGTTTCATTTGAGTCTCTATATAAAACAGATAGTGGTGAATATGAAATGATGGTTAGTTATGATACTGCTTGGTCTCCGGGTGATGATTTTCTTATGGAAAACCTAGCAGTTGAAGATTATAAAAATCTTACATTCCATCTTTACTATCAAGAACCTGGAATGGGTTTTCATGGATTTTTCTTTATCAAAGATGGTTCAGTAGTAGACAATGGTTGTGAAAACTATAATGAATTCCCAACATCAATTGGTGACGCATTGGATAGGTATTAATATGGGGCTTGACAATATTCCACGTGTTTATCCTTGCCAAAAGGAAAATACCGGCATTATGGCTAATGATGGCCGAATTGATTGTGATGCAACAATAAAAGCTAATCAATGTCCGTATAAGCGAGAAGCTGAATCTTCAGTTTTGCTAAAACAATCAGGTGCTAAACCTACTTATGGTATGTTTGGAGTTCCTTGTTGGTATCGCGGAAAATATGGCAATATGCTTTTGGCTTTGCTTGAAAGAGGCAATTTAGATGCTTATGAAGAAACAGAATATTCATTTTATGGAAATGGGGGTGATGACGGAGAAGAGGGATTATCTATACAATACTGCAAAGAAATGTCGCAGTTTATGAAAAATCATACTGAAGAGTTTGCAAAACAAGCGCAAAAAAATAGCCCAAGAGAAGAAGCAGAAGATCTAATTAAAGATTGGATTTACGCTTCTTGGTGGTTAGATTTTGTAGCAGAATACGCAGACGGTTCAGCCATTTGGTACTAACAGAAAAAGGATGAAATGTTTAACAAAGATGACTTTGAAAACTTGAATAATATAGATGATGATACAGTACCTGATGGTGTTGTTGATGCTAGTAATTATGCATTGATATTGCGCAAGACAACTGATTATCTAAAAGATACCGATTATGAATCGGCAGATAGCAGAATGGTTGCGATGATGAATGTAGTCAATCTAATGCATGAAGATGAAGAAACTATAAGTGATGATAGTGCTTATGGAGTGACTATTGCTCTTATGTATCATATTCAAACGGTACTAAGCGGTATGGTCGATGAAGATAGAAAAGAATATTTCAATCATTTAGAAACCGAAGTATTGCCAATATTTGATACGGAAGCGCAAAGCCTTCCATATTATGAAAGCCAAGATGAAAATGGAGATGAAAACAATGTCTGATTATCAAGAAATATTAGTTAATATGAGTGAGTCTTGGAGACAAGATGCTCTTTGTAACAAAACTAAAACTATTGATTGGTTTTCTGAAGATAAAGAGCAAATAAAGATGGCAAAAATGACTTGTAGAAATTGTCCTGTTGCCGATCAATGTTTAGAGTTTGCATTCAGAAACAAAGAAAGGTTTGGCGTTTGGGGAGGGTTTACGCCAAGAGAAAGAAATAAAATCACAAGACATCTTATTAAACTTACAAAGGAGGAAGCCAAAAGTTTGGTGATCAAATATGGAAACCAAGTATTGTCTCAGACTAGTTAAAGAGACATATATTGATGCTCAAAGTCTTGATGAAGCAAATCAAATTGCTGAAATGATGGCTCTGAGAGAAAACAATCAAAAAATGTTTGGCAATCTAGTTACTGTTTATACCGAAGTAGAGAAATTATCAACTGTATAGGAGATAAAGTGAAGAAAAATAATCAATCAACAAAACCAATCCAAAACGGAGGCAACAAAATGAAAACCAATAAAAAGGTTAAGAAAACTGCTGACTCTGATACTGTAAAAGTATCTGAAGTTAAGAAAGTTATTACTGCGCCTTTTGCTACAAAAAATGAAGCACCCGGTGCTAACTTTGATGTTGGACATATCTCAAAGATGTCGTCACTCATTAAGGTTTCGGATATGTTTGTTGATTACAGTTATCAGCGTGTTCCACATAAGACAAAGATCAACAGAATTGTTAAAAACTTTGACCCCGATTTGCTTGGGGTTATTACCTGCTCAATGCGTGACGATAACAGTTTGGCAATTATTGATGGTAGTCATCGCTATCACGCATTGATTGAGATGGGCATGAAGAAAGCTAATGTAAACGCTTTGGTTTACTTTGGTCTTTCTGTTGAAGATGAAGCACACATCTTTGCCTTAACAAATCAAGAACATACAAAGCCAACACCTTCACAAATCTTTAAGGCCGGTATTGTTTCTGGTGATGAGATTTCTATTGGTATCAATAGCATTGTGGAAAAAGTTGGGGCAATGGTTGACTTTACGCCAGGACCTAATAAAATTAGAGCAGTTGCTACTTTGCGTAGAGTATACACAAATGGTGGTGCTAATGTCCTACTTAAGACATTGGAAACGCTAAAGAAAGCGTATCCGAATAACAAAGAAATGTTCCGCGATCAAATGATTTCGGCTGTTGGTTGTATTTACAATCGATATGGTAAGAAAGTAAATCAAGAGCGTTTGACTGATACATTGGCTAGAATGGGTAATCCATCATTGGTTATTGCTCAGTCTCAAGCAATGATTAGTAGCGGTCAAACAGTTACCTTTACATCATTGCCTTACCTTATTGTTAGCCGTTACAATGTGAAACTGCGTAAGGATCGACTTACTGATTTCCCAATGAATCTGCTTCCACAACAGGTGTGGACTCAGAAAGCCTAATGGCTAAGAAAACAACTAGCATTCCTTTCGTCAGGAAATACTATTTTGCTCTCGGTTATTCTGACCGAATTCAAAAAGTAGATTCTCCCCCATCTGTAGAACTAAATGACTATTATTTAGATCTGCTCAATATCAATGTTATTGAAGAATATAAAGCTGGTAGAGAGATTGCCGAAAGGGATCTAGTAAATAAAATAAGATAGGAGACATATCATGTCAGAAAAAACATGCGCAGAACGCATCAAAGAACAATACGACAACAGAAATGAATCAGTTGCCAAAATGATTAAATATCATAACGGAACTGCCGAAGATGAACTTGATGAATTGACTGAACAATTTGTCGAGGAATTTACAAAGACAGAAAATAGAGAACCAACAGAAGATGAAGTTGATAAATTCCGGGAGAATGCTTCTGATAATGAATACAATGAAGATAGCCTTATGGAGTTTCCACTAGGATTTACTATTCATAAGGTTGTCAAAATTGAATTGAGCACGGGTGGCCCTGCTGATTATCTTGAAGTATTTATTGACCCAGAGTATACGGATACTGTTGTTAGAGTTGTTTATCATTTTGCTGATTGGTTTGATCACGCTGAAATGGAAGTATCTGGCAATGATCCACTTTGGGAATTTGCTGAAATTTATTGTCAAGGATTACTAGACCTTATCTAAGGAAAAAATGGAACATTTAGAAAGAACAGAAATAGCAGGAAATACAATTATAATCAAACAGGAGAAGAAAATGGAAACTCAGCAAAACAATGAAGTATCAATTAAAATTCCGGTGAATCAACTTATTGATTCCCTGGCAGAAAGCAATATCATAACTAATCTAATTAGTGATGTTGTTGCTGAAAACACTGAGAATAGTGTTGAAGAATACTTCTCGGAAAAAGGCAGTGAATTGCTTGATAGATATGACATCATGACTAGTGATAATATTGATGAGCATATCGGTTCTTATCTCAGTGATAATTTTGATGAGTATCTTGATCAATCAGATATTGTCAATGATGTCATAAGTAGAATTGATGATCGGGATTTGGTTAATGATGGAATTGAAAATAATCTAGACCAATACAGCCCACAAAGTAGTTGCGGAATGGCTAAGAAAGCATATGAAGCAATTATTGATTCAGTTCGTTATGATTTGATGTGTCATGGTATTAAGGAAAGCACTCGTGAATCTCATTATGTTCATGAAGAAGGCTTAACAATCTTTAATCAATTGAAGCGTATCATTGAAGAAATTGTTGATGACAGGCTTCAAAAAGTAGAATTGGTTAAAACCTTTGATAAGACTACAAAAGTTGAAATTGTTGACGATCTTGTTCCAAGTACAGCTTTCCCTTGTACTCATTTTAAGATTACAACTTACACCCCAGAACAATCTGAAGCAATTAAAGCGTTTTTGTTTTCAAATCAAGAGATGCAAAAGTCTAGAATCGCATTTACAACAAAAACTAATACCGAACACAATCCACTATAAACAATTAGAAAGAAGGGCATCGTGAAATATATCAAGATATTCAACAAATCAAACGGAGTCAATAGACTTCATTTGGAAAAGTTGGGTATGTCAACAAAAAGAAATGATCCAGATACAATTGGTCAATTTGGTTCGGGTATCAAGTATGCCCCAATCTCAGCAATTAGAATGGGCCTTGATTTTGTATTTGTTGGCTTTGATGATAAGGGTAGTTATCAACTTCGCTATACGGTTGTAGATGAAGATGGGATTGATTCAATTGTTTACAATTATGGTGATTATCAAAAACCATCTTCTTTTACAGTCGATGCTGGCTCTTTGAGTTGGGATTCGGAGTGGCAAATCTATCGTGAAATTGTTTCAAATGCTATGGATAATGGCAATTGGGCAAGAGCAATTGTTGATGAAATCAATAATGAAGATGGTGAATTTGCTATCTATGTAACAGCATCTCCAAAGATGATGGAGATATATAATGAGCATGACAAGTATTTTTCTCGCAATAGAGAGGTTGTTTATACTTGTGATAGAACTGATATTAAGTTCTTGCAAAAGTACGATAGGTTAGAAAGGCTTTATAATAAAGGCGTTCTCTGTCATACGGAAAATATTGAATTTAGTTCAATGTTTGACTATGATTTCCCAAATGGAGACCTAAATGAAGATAGATCATTTAAGTATGTTCCAGCTGAACGTATTAAAATCTGTAAAGCAATTGCTGCGGCTAAAGACAACAATCTAATCAAAGAAATTCTTGAAGAATCTTTTGACAGGAATATCTGGGAATTCAATTTCATTAGCGATATGCATTGGTCATTTACTACGCCATCTAATAATTGGAAGTGGCAATTTCACAAAATGTATGGAGATAATGCGGTTATTGTTTCTCCAGAGCAAAGCAATGTAAAAGGTCTTTCATCTTTGATTACAGCAAAAGGTAAGAAATCAAAGTATTGCACCTCAAATGGAATGTTTACTTTTCTTAGAGAATGCGGTATTCCTACATGTGAAGATTTGATTGATGAAAAGTATGAATACGATACTGATGATGATGTTTCTAAATACCCAAAACTAGTAGAAGCGATGAAAATAGCTTCTTACTTTGAGCCTGGACTACTGAATATGCAAAAACAAATCATTGTCTTTGATACAAAAGGTGATGAAATAATGCTAGGTCTCACAGTAAATGTTGGTAAAGAAATTAATGATCGACAGATTATGATTGCTAAACATCACGCAGAAGGCTCTACTATTCGTGAATTAGTAGCAACAATAATTCATGAATATGATCACTATTCAAGTGGTATCGGTGATAGTATGTATCGTGAATTCCGTTCTCTCGCAGATAGTAGAATTTCTAAACTTATGACTTCTATGTATAAAGAGACACCTGCTTACATCCATAATGGTACAATTAAAATTAAATTAAAAGATTTGCCTATGTTTTCGTCTGTGGATTTTATCATTCAGCCGGTTGAAAAAACAAGTTGGCATTTGGCTCGTATTGGCAAGTTAACTTTTAAACTTGACATTGGAGACGAAAAAATCTCACTAAGTGGTGTAGCAATGCCAGACAAAACTGGTGAGGAATTAGAAATCAATATCGGTCGAAACGGCACAATTAGCAGATTGGATTAGTATGTCAAAATTTACTTTCT